TGATACTCAAAATCACGAAGAACAAAGACTAGAGCCTGTAAATGAAAAGGCATATACTGAAATATGTCCTGAATTTAAAAATACATACTTTGAAGAAGTATATAATATATTAAAAGAAAAGTTTGGTGATATAGGCAGAGTTCGTATATTAATGAAACCACCAAGAAGTTGTTTATCTTGGCATAGGGATCCTGAGCCACGAATACATATACCTATAATAACAAATGTTGGTTGTAAAATGGTAATAGAAGATGAATCGTTTCATATGCCAGCAAATGGTAGTGCTTATGTTACCGATAATACTAAATATCATAACTTCTTTAATGGTAGTGAAATAGATAGAGTTCATCTAGTAGCAACAATGTTAAGACCGTTTTATACGTAATGAAAGAAAAATTAAAAGACTGGATAGTATTTGGACAATTACTTGTCATATTGTTTTTATGTTATACAATATGGGAATTACAAGTTGATGTAATTGATTTAAATATTATGTTTCAAGATTTAGAAAGATTACTTATGGATATTTTAACAGGTAGATATGATACTCCAGGAACAGCAGTATGATAAAATTATCAGATAACGCATTATTAAGATTAAGAGAATTAAGAAACAAGCATAATAAAAAGTTTGTACGTCTTGATGTTAAAGGTGGTGGTTGTGCAGGTTTTAATTATGAGTGGTCTTTTGCAGATGAAGAAAGTAGAAATGACGCCGTAATTGATGACGTATTAATTGTCAGTAGAGATTATGAATTGTATCTTATGGGTTTAGAATTAGATTTTACTTATGATGATTTTGAACAGATGTTTAAGTTTAATAATCCAAAAGCAACATCTTCGTGTGGTTGTGGTACTAGTTTCTCAATTTAAAATATTTTTCAAATTTATCGTAGTATTTAATTAATGTATCTTTAGGTATAGGTGCGCCAAATAAATTTAATGATTTATGTTTTACAACCTTTTTAATATATAAAGGATTTTTCTTAAATATTATAACATTACTTTTCATTTAATTATTTAGTTGGCCTGCTCGGTAGGATTCGAACCTACGACCTACGGATTAGAAATCCGTTGCTCTATCCAGCTGAGCTACGAGCAGTTTTCAACTATCTATGATAAACTGAAAATGTATCAGCGCCGTGCATATGGCAAAAAGATTGTGGTCTTTGATATTGAGGCTTAGAAACACCTCTATATCTATATCTCACTTTCTTTGCTCTTTTTGAAGCAGACACTTCTTTGAAATATTTTAAGTATTTAATTGGTATGTTAGACGCAATACAAGTACCATTATAATTTGATGATACTAAATGTTTTATAAGAAGAGGATTGACAATCTTTTCAAAAACTCTTCTACGTCTATCTCTAGGTAATTTATCCATAGTGTTCCTATCTTAAATATAAAGGACCTGTCCATTGAATAGGGTAATTACCTGTCAAGACATTTCCTCTTGGTGAGTTTAAAGCAGGTGCATTGTAACCAGCGGCTTTCAATATATCACCTTTTTTAAAATGTTTAAAGTCATCTTTTACAATAAAACAAAAAACGCCAGTTTCTTGTACAACTTTAATGTACTTTTTACCAGGCATAATTCTTGTATTAGAATCCCATTTATTAGTTTGTTCTAAAGAATAACCAGTAAGTTCTTTTCTACCATCAGAAGTAGAACATCTTACATAGTCAGCTTTTGCACCAGCCATAAGGTTTTTAATACCTTCTTCTAGTGTCTTTGCAGTTTTTTCAACTTTTATCATAGTTTGTCCTTTTGTTAGTTATTGAGTTTTTAACATTAAAAATCCACCAGATATCATCAATGCCATACCGCCTAAAGCGTACATAAACATTTCTAATAGTGAATTTGCGTTTTGCATACATTTACCATCACAATCGCCAGCAGAACCAGCCATCATTGCAATACCTAAAAATATCAAAATTGCTGAAATTATAGATTTCATAGTATTTGTGTCCTTTCTCATTTTACTTGTCCATCTTATCACGACTAAATAGTAAAAGCAAGCGAAAAATGGCGAAAAAAAGCGTTTATTTTCAACGATTTCTAACTTTTTTTGTTCTGGTTACGTTCTTTTTATGCGTTTCCTGTGCAAAATTGCAAGAAAATTGCGATTCGTTTAGTTATGAGAGCGAATCAGCGCTAAAAATGTTGAAGGACGAGAAAATTTACGCTCATTTTCGTTGCGTATTTTAAAAAAAATAAAAAAAGTGAGTAAAAAATGGCAAAAATGAGAATTTTCAAGTTCTGGAACGAATCAGGCGAAGAAAAAGAAAAAGAAGCGATAAGTTTAAAGAAAGCAACAAGGTCAGTACAAGGCGATTATAAAGATAATGTAATAAATGTTGAATATATTAGTAAAAAGGGAAAACAAATGTCTCATACTATCAATATTCCTATTGGAAGAAAATTAAGACAATCAATAGAACAAGAAAAACGAAGATTAGCACTAAAAGCAGCTAGAGCAAGATAATGCCAGCAGTAGTTAGAAAAGGTGATACATTAACAACAGGTCACGCTTGTGTAAGTACAACTACACTTGATACACCTAGTCAATCTACCGTTTTTGCAAATAATATTCTAGTTGCAAGAATAGGTGACCCAACTATAGCACACCCAAATCCACCAGTACCCATATGTCCTAACCACGTAGCAGTAGTAAATGCAGGCTCGCCAAACGTTTATGTAGTTGGTATTAAAGTAGGTAGAATAGGCGATAGTGCAGACGCAGGTGCTATGATTAGTGGTTCGCCAAATGTTTTCGCAAATGGCTAGTAAAACTATATAAATATTAGCGTTATGGCACAATACGACTCGGCATTAGTAAGTAAATCTAAACGTAATTCAAGAAAATTTAGTGATATAGATTTAAACTTTACCAGAAATCAAATAACTAACGACATTATAAAAGTCGAAGATGTTATTGCTGTTAAAAGAGCAGTAAAAAATTTAGTGCAAACTAATTTTTACGAAAGACCATTCCAACCAGAGTTAGGTTGTGGTGTAAGAGAATTATTATTTGAAAATTTTACACCTATGACTAAAGTATTTTTACAAAATAAAATACAAGAAGTTTTAGTTAATTATGAACCAAGAATAGATTTACAAAGTGTTAAAGTTGATGATGACCAAGATAACAACAGATTAGTGGTTGATATTTATTTTTATGTTGTAGGTTCACCAGGTCCTCAACAAGTTACCACATTTTTACAAAGGCTAAGATAATATGGCGAATAGCAAACTAATAGTTTCAGATTTAGATTTTAATGATATTAAATCTAACTTAAAAAGATTTTTACAAAGTCAATCACAATTTCAAGATTACGATTTTGAAGGTTCTGGTCTTGCAATATTAATAGACATACTTTCATACAACACTCACTATATGGCATATCTAGCCAATATGTCAACAAACGAATTATATCTTGATAGTGCCGATATTAGAAACAATATTGTATCATTAGCAAAAATGTTAGGTTATACACCTAACTCACCTAGAGCACCAAAGTCATCAATCAACATTGTAGTAAATAACGGAACAGGTACATCAATTACAATGGCAAAAGGTACCGTTTTTACAACAACACTAGGCGACACAACTTATCAATACATAAACAACGAAGATATAACTACAACACCTGTTGATGGTGTATTTACTTTTTCAAATATAACTTTATATGAAGGTACTTTAGTTAAATTTAAATATACGGTTGATGAAACAGATGTTGACCAAAAATTTATAATACCAAATGCTAATGCAGACACTTCAACATTAAAAGTTACCGTACAAAATTCAGCAACAGATACAACTGCTACAACTTATTCTTTATCAAGTGGTTATTCAGGTGTTGCTTCAGATAGTAAAGTTTATTTTATACAAGAAAGCACAGATGGTAAATTTGAAGTTTATTTTGGTGATGGCGTTACCGGTCAAAAATTATCAAATGGTAATGTTGTAATTTTAGAATATATTGTAACCAATAAAACAGAATCAAATGGCGCTAAGACTTTTGGTTTACAAGGAAGTATAGGTGGTTTTACAGATGTTTCTATAACAACTAATTCAGTATCTCAAGGTGGTGCTGAAAGTGAAGATAATGAATCAGTTAAATTTAATGCGCCTTTAAATTTTGCGGCTCAAGATAGAGCGGTAACTACAACTGATTATGAAACACTTGTAAAAGATATTTACCCTAATGCTCTATCAGTAAGTGCTTGGGGTGGTGAAGATGATGAAACACCAAGATACGGTATTGTTAAGATTGCAATTAAAGCAGGTTCAGGTGCAACACTAACTGACCAAACTAAATTAGATATAGTAAATGGTTTGAAAAAATTTAACGTTGCTTCAGTAAAACCAGAAATAGTTGACCCGGAAACAACTTCAATAGTTTTAACTTCTACTATTAAATATGACGCTAAGGCAACAACAAAATCAAAAGATACAATTAAATCAGATGTTGTAAGTACAATTACAAATTACAATACAACAACATTACAAAAATTTGATGGTGTTTTTAGACACTCAAAATTAACAGGTCTAATTGATAATACAGACGCAAGTATTTTATCAAATATAACAATTTTAAAAATGAGAAAAAGTTTTACACCTACAATAAACTCTTCTACAAAATATGACATATATTATAGAAATGGTTTATATAATCCACATACAGGCCATAATACAGCAGGTGGTGGAATATTAAGTTCAACAGGTTTTAAAGTTGCTAACGATAATAATGAAATGTTTTTAGATGATGATGGTAACGGAAACGTTAGAAGATATTACCTAGTTTCTGGTGTTAAAACTTATGCAAATGAAACTCAAGGTACAATTAATTATACAACAGGTCAGGTAACATTAAATTTAATTAATATTGCCTCTATATCAAATATTAGAGGTGCTGCTTCAACGGTTGTTGAAATTACGGTACAACCATCTTCTAATGATGTTGTTCCTGTTAGAGACCAAATTGTAGAAATAGATGTTGCAAACTCAATCATTACCGTAGAAGAGGATACTTTTGTTGGTGGGTCTGCTGAGGCAGGTGTAGGTTATACTACTAATACAAGTTATTAATGAATAATGGCAAAGTTCAATGAAAAAATATCAACGATTATTAACAGCCAAGTTCCAGAATTTGTTATTGCTGACCACCCAAAGTTTGCCGAATTTCTTAAAGTCTATTATCAATTATTAGAATCAGCCGAATTACAAGTTAAAGATGTTCAAAACACCGTTGGTGTTTTAATTGAAACTGAAACTGGCCAAAATAATAATATTGTTTTAAACTCAACTAGAATAGGAAGTGCGGTAACACCTATTGACGAAGGCGATAAAATATTATTAGAAGAAACTGGTTATGGTAAATTTATTGTAGGTGAAACCGTAAAAGGTGAAACTTCAGGTGCAGAGGCAAAAGTATTAGCTGAAGACTTAACAAATGGTAGATTAATTATATCTGCTCAAGATAAATTTATTACAAATGAAATTATAAATGGTTTAGAATCTTTAGCGTCAGCCACAATATCTAATTACAGACCTCAACCTGTTCAAAACATTTCAGACCTTGTAAACTTTAGAGACCCCGATAAAGCAATTGAATCTTTTTTAAATAACTTTAGAAATGAGTTTTTAGCAACTCTACCTGAAGTATTAGATAACGAAGTAGATAAAAGAAACTTAATTAAAAATGTTAAGTCATTATATAAGGCAAAAGGTACTGCCGCTGGTCACTCATTATTTTTTAGATTATTATTTAATGAAGATTCAGAAACAATTTACCCTAGAGAAAATTTATTAAAAGCTTCTGATGGTCAATTTGACTCTTTAAAAATTTTAAGAATTCTTGAAAGGGTAGGAAATACCGAAGGATTAATTGGTAGAACAATTACAGGTAAAGACTCAAGGGCTACTGCTATTATTGAAAACTTATCACGTTTTCAAATTGGTGCTTCAACGGTTACTGAATTAATTTTAAATCAAGATAGTATCAATGGTACTTTTCAAATTGGTGAAGAAGTTTCAGGAACAATTAGTGATACAGATGATTATTTTATTAAGGCAGATATAACAGGTATTCCAGGAACAAAAACAATTACTAATGCAGGTTCACTTTACAAAATAGATGATAACGTTAAAGTAACCGCTGGTGGTGTTGGTGCATTATTTCAAATTGCAGATATCGGCGCAGGTAAAATAGGTGAATTAGTTTTAGATGACGCAGGTTCTAATTATGCTATTGGCGATACAATTAATTTTGATAATACAGGTACTTTTGGTTCAAATGCTGCCGGTTTTGTTAGAGTTGTAAATGGTGGTATTGCTAATGAAGATAGTTCAGGTGATAACGTTGTATTAGAAGAAGAGACAGAAAGTGGTGATATTTATTCAGGTAACAAAATAGTTCAAGAAGCTGCTACAGGTTCAGGAGATATTACAGATTTATTTTTATCAAATACAGGTAACGGATATAAAAGTTTACCTACAACAACTATTACAAGTTCAAGTGGTAGTGGTGGTAAAGTTGTTGCATATGGTGATAACGTAGGAAAAATTAATTCATTGAAAACGGTAGAACACGGTAAAGGTTATGAGACAGCGCCTTCGCCAACTCTATCATTTATAAAAAACTTTTTAGTCATTGATATAACAGGTACATTTATAGCAGGTAATACTTTTACTACTTCAGGTTCTGCTTCAGGTAAAATTTTAAGTTTAGATACTAATACAAGTGTTTTAAAATTAGATGAAGTTACCGGCACTATCAATATAAACGATACCATAACATCACAAACAGGTGGTACTGCTAAAATTAAAAAACATAATTTAGCAACTGCTGGTGTAGATGTTGTACCTATAACTGATACAGATGGTGAATTTATTAATGAGGTTGGTAAACTTTCAGAAAGCACAATGAAAATACAAGATAGTTTATACTATCAAGATTTTTCTTATGTTGTAAAAGTTGGTCAATCAATTAATGCTTGGCGAGACTCATTTAAAAAAACAATGCATACAGCAGGTTTTTATTTTACAGGACAAGTTAACGTTGCAAGTAAATTAGATTTAAGTTTGAAATCGCCAGTTATTGGTTCTGTTTCAGGTGTATCTGATAGTCCATTTATGAGATTAATCAATACATTATTCTCTACAATATTTGGTAGAAGATTAGGAACAAATTCTGACGGAACAAGTAAAAGAACAAATGCATTATCAAGTGGTGCTATTGATAGTGACCCATTAACACACGAACATTTTAGTAATAATCAAAGAGACGTTACCTTAACAAGGGCACCTCTTGAAATTAATTATTTAAGTAGAGTTAGAAGAATAATACCTGGACCAAATGCTAATCATAATGTTAGACAAGGCCACGCCTACGCAGGACCAAGATATGCATTTTTAGACAAGAATATACAAACTATATTTAATGGTGCTGGTTTTACATTTCAGACTTTTCACGATATAAAAATCATTGGTACAAGAACAGGATTAGATGGACAACCAGCAATATTCATTGCTACATCACATCCTGATGGTAGAAACTTAAAGACTAATTTTACAATACCTGCTACAATTGCAACCAATAAAAATGACTTTTCTAACACAATTACCAACTTCAGCCAAACAACCGCTACGTTTGATGATACAACGCCTTAGGAATGATTATAAATAGTAGAGAGATTTAAAATATGCCAAAGAATACAATAAATTTAGGAAGTTCACCAAATGACGGAACAGGTTCAAACCTACGTACAGGTGGTACTATCATCAATAACAACTTCAACGAAATTTATTCTAATTTCGGTGATGGTTCTAACTTAAAACCTTATATTGATTTCGCAGATGACACATCAACGGTTTTAAGAACAAATATCGGTAACCCTATTACGGTTACTGGTGGTTTAGGTATTGCAACTTCTATAACAGGTGGTAAATTACAGATTGCAGTTGACAGCTCGGTACTAACTGCTAACGCAACTGCTACACTTACAAATAAAACAATTAGTTTAACTAATAATACAATTTCAGGCACATTAACAGAATTCAACACAGCAATATCTGGAACAGATTTTGCTACAACAGACCAAACTCAAACTCTTACAAACAAAACATTAAGTGGTGCATTAAACACATTTACAGCAATACCTAATACTGGTCTTGCTAATTCAGGTTTTACAATTAGAGATAACACTTCAACAACAGATGTTGTAAATTTAGGAGAAACATTATCTATTTTAGGTACAGGTTCAGTATCAAGTTCGGTTACAGGTAATACGGTAACTTTAAACGTATCAAATTTATCTAATTCTGATTTATCAGGTAGTGCAGGTATCACAAACGCAAACTTAGCTAATTCTTCAATAACAATTGGTAATAGTGCAATTTCATTAGGCGGTACTTTAACTAGTGCAGGTAATCTTAACTTAACAGGTACATCTTCACTTTCAGGTACAGGTACAATTGACCAAACAGGACAAGGTTCAAAAGTAAGATTTAATTTTGCTAACGTACCTAGTTTCCCTAGTTATTCAACATATTCAGGTTCTATGGCAGTTGATGAAACAAATGAGATAATGAAATTTGCTACGCCAAGTGCTTGGATTGAAGTATTATCAGAAAACTCTGTATTAGATAAAATTTCAAACGTATTTCAAACTGGTGTACAAAATGGTTATGTACTAAAATGGAATTCAGGTACTGCTCGTTGGGAAGCAAATGCTGAATCAGCAGGTGCAATAACGGTACAAGAAGAAGGTTCTTCTTTATCAACAGGTGCAACAACTTTAAACTTTGTTGGTTCTGCCGTAACCGCTTCAGGAACAGGCGCAACGAAAACTATCACAATTACAGGTGGCGCAGTTGCATTAAACGATATTACAGATGTAACCAATACATCACCAGTTGCAGGCCACACTTTAGTTTATGATGGTTCAGGTTGGGTACAAGCAACAACACCAGTTTCTCAATTATTGGTAACTGCTAATGGTTCAAGTGCATACTTATTTACAGGTGCAGGTTTCCCTTCAACTTCAGGTGATAATCCTGCTTTACACTTGAAAAAAGGTCAAACTTATTACTTTATTAATAACTCTGGTGGTTCACACCCATTCAGAATACAATCAACAACCGGTACAGGTGGTACAGCTTATAATACAGGAGTTACCAATAATGGTGCCTCTTCAGGTGCAATAGTATTTCACGTTTCTATGGATACTCCAGCAACTCTATATTATCAATGTACTAATCACGGTGCAATGAACGGAACAATTAACATAACATAGTGAGAAGTCTTATAAATATTGATTAAGGAAGAGAAAATATGCCAGCAATTATAACGAATAAATTTAGAATTCACAACTCCGAGCAGTTTAAAGAGTCTTTCTCTGAAGCAGCAGGAAATACTTATTATCTAGGTATTGGTAGAGCAATGCCATTCAATACTGCTACAAGAGGTGATGGTAGAACAGACAATCAAGGCACAGACGTATTACCTATCACACCAGCAGATAACTTAAACGCAGAATCATTTACTTTTGATGACTTATTAGCAGTTAAAAAAGTAGCAGATACAGACACAGCTTTTGTAGCTCCTAGAAGAAACTGGACAACAGGCACAACTTACGATATTTACAGACACGACTACGGAGAAAGAATTACTGGCACAACAACTCAAACATCAGCAAATAGTGGTGTATTTAATTTATTTGACGCAAATTTTTATGTATTAAACTCAGCAAGAAACGTTTACAAATGTTTAGATAATAATAACAATGCTGCCTCAACGGTAGAACCGACTGGCACAGACACAATTGTATTATCAACTGCTGACGGTTACAAATGGAAATATATGTACACTATGTCTGCTTCTGAACAATCTAACTTTTTATCAACTGACTTTATGGCAGTTTCAACAAATAGTTCAGTATCTTCAAATGCTGTAGGTGGTTCAATTGACATTGTAAAAATTAAAACTGCTGGTTCAGGTGGTACTGATGGTACTCACACAAATATTCCAATAAGAGGTGATGGTACTGGTGGTATTGTATCGGTAACGGTAACTTCGGGTGCAGTAACCTCGGTAGCGGTAACAACAGCAGGAACAGGTTATACTTTTGCAACAATCAGTAATGCTCAAATAGTTTCAGCAGGTGCAACAAATTTAGTTGGTGCAGAATTAGATGTAATTATTCCACCAAAAGGCGGACACGGATTTAATGCAGTACAAGAATTAGGTGCTTTCTTTGTAATGACAAATACAAGTTTAGAAGGAACAGAATCAGCAAACTCTGGTGACGTTTCAGTTGCTAACGACTTTAGAAAAGTATGTTTAATTAGAGACCCAAAATCAGGTGGTTCGGCTGCTTCAGCAAATACATTAAGAGCTACAACAGCAATTAAATTAACTGGTGTATCAGGTTCTTTTAGCGTAGATGAAAAAATTACTCAATCATCAACAGGCGCAGTAGGAAAAGTTGTTGAATTTGATTCTACAAATGCCATAATTTATTTTGTACAAAGCAGACACTCAAATGAGGGTGTTGACGCAAACGGAAATCAAATTGCTTTTTCTAGTAATGGACAAATATCTGGCGAAGGCGGTACGCCTCCAACAGCAACACCTGATACTGGACATTCAGCAACAACAAATAACGTAGTATTCAATTCAGGATATTCTGTGCCAGAAATAGACCACGATTCAGGCGATGTTTTATATGTAGAAAACAGAGCGCCAATAACAAGAGCGGCAGACCAGACAGAGAATATCAAGTTGATTATTGAATTTTAAGGGGAATAACAGACTATGCCAAGTCCAACTGATTTTAACCTCTCTCCTTATTTTGATGATTTTTCAGAAGCGAAGAATTTTCATAGAATATTATTTAGACCAGCGTTTGCTGTTCAAGCGAGAGAGTTAACACAATCACAATCTATTGTACAAAACCAAATTGAAAGATTTGGTGACCATATGTTCAAACAAGGAGCAATGGTTATTCCTGGTCAAGTATCTATTGATACAGAATACTCTTCAATAAAATTAACTTCAAAATCAGCTAGTTCAATTAACGATTATAACAATACAACTTTAACAGGTGGTACTTCAGGTGTAACCGCTGAGGTAATAAATGTTTCAGCAACAGATGGTACTGACCCGGATACTTTATTTGTTAAGTATAATAAATCTGGTACTGATAATACAAAAAATGTATTTGACGCTGGCGAAACATTAACATCAAGTGCTTCAGGTAGTCCAACGGTTGTTGTTGCTACAACTCATACTGGTTCAGCGGCAGGAATAAAAACAGGTGTATATTACATTAATGGATTTTTTGTTCAAATAACAGATTCAACTTTAATATTAGACAAATATACAAATACACCATCTTATAGAATTGGTTTAACGGTAACTGAATCATTTATTACACCTAATGATGATAATACTTTAAATGATAATGCTCAAGGCGTATCAAATACAAATGCTCCTGGTGCTCATAGATTTAAAATAAGTTTATCATTATCTAAAAAAAGTTTAGCAGCCACAGACGATAATAACTTTTTTGAAATTGCAAGAGTTGAAAATGGTAATATAAAATCTTTTGTAAGAAGTACAGAGTATGCTGTATTAGAAGAAACTTTAGCAAGAAGAACATTTGACGAATCAGGAGATTATGTATTAACAAATCCTGATTTTGATGTAAGAGAACATTTAGCTTCAGGTGATAATAGAGGTATTTTTGCCTCTGCTGATGGCGGTAGTGCAACTAAATTAGCAATAGGTGTTTCACCATTTAAGGCATATGTAAACGGTTATGAAAATGAAAAATTAGGAACAACTTTTATTGATGTTGATAAAGCAAGAGATTTTGATACTGCTAATAATATTAAAACAAGATTTATATTAGATAATTATTTTAATGTTAATAATGTTTATGGAACACCAGATGTAGGATTTGTTTCTGGTGATGTTGAAGCGTTTAAAACAATTAATTTATATAACGTACAAACAAGTGCTAGAGGTACCGAGAGACCCGCTTTAAATTCTGGCATACCACATATTGGTCGTGCTAAGTCAAGAGGTTTTCAATATGTATCAGGCGCTGAAACAAATGATATATTTGCTACAACAGGTGTTTGGCGACATTATATTTTTGATGTAGAATTATTTACTCATCTTCATATAACAACAGCAGTATCTTTTACAACTGGTGAAATAGTTGTAGGTTCTAATTCAGGTGCAACAGGTGTTGTACAAAGTGTTTCAGGTACATTTAATCAAGCAGCTGCAAGTATGAGTGATTCAGCAGATGTTGTAGTTTTCGCAACTGACCACGGATTAGAAGATGGTATGCAAGTTACCTTATCAGGTGGTACTTTTCAAATTAATAGTACAGCAGCGGCTCAACCTGCCGTATTTACGGTAAGAAATCATACTAATGATAGATTTGAATTGTTTAGTGCTGATGGTTTAACAAAACAAAATATTACTTCGGTAACTACACCTGCCACGGTTTCAAATGGTACGGTTGTTGTAAGTAATGTAAAAGGAAATTTTATAGAAGGTGAAACTTTAGTAGGTCAAACATCTAACAATACAGCAACTATTCAACAAGAGACAATTGGTTTTAAAGGTGTACAAAATAAAGAAATTAATGAAGTTAAACAAATTGGAATGGCAGGTTCGCCAACTTATACTGCTGACGCAGATTTAACTTCAACTTATGGTGACAATTTTAATTTACAAGGTAACGTATCAATAGCAAATAGTGATGGTACTTTAAGAGGTAAAGGTACAAACTTTCAAACAGAATTAAAAATTGGTGACCTTTTAACATTTACAAATGACGCTGGTGGTACAGAAAATGTTAGAATACAAAATATTACATCAGCTATCGAAGCCGAAATAGAAACTAACGTAAGTGGTTCAAGTGTTACCACGGCTGCCGTTGTAACCAGAAAAAGAGCAAAATTACAAAATCCAGAAAACAATGTATTGTTATATAAATTACCATATACAACGGTAAAAACATTAAAGACTACAACTAACTCTGGTCAAACAGATACAAACTTCCAAGTTAGAAGACAATTTACTGCCACGTTATCATCAAATGGTGACGCAACAATTTCAGCAGGAACAAACGAAACTTTTTCATCATTAGCTAATGGTGATTATTCTGTTTCAGTAATGACAACAGGCTCAGGTTCAACAGGTGCTGTAGGTGATACATTAAGTTTATCAGGTAGTAACCACGAGGGAAGTGTTATATTTGAATTAACAGGTTCTCCAGTAGGTAGAACATTAGACCTAGATTTTGGTGCTAACTTTGCAGGACATAAAATTAAAGTTTTAGCAACAATTAGTCGTTCAGTTGCAGGTTCAAAAACTAAATCATTAAACTCTAATCAAACATCAAGTGTATCTTCTCAATCAATTATTGAAAGTGGTATTATATCAATTGGTAAAGCAGATATACAAAAAATTAATAGTGTTAAAATGTCAGGTGGTTTTGGTGCGGCTGCTACAAGTTCAGATACAGATATTACAAATAGATTTGATTTAGATGATGGTCAAAGAGATAACTTCTATGATATTGGTAGATTAAAATTAAAACCAGGTGCAATCAAACCAACTGGTCAATTATTAATTAATTTTGATTTCTTCTCTCACGGTTCAGGAGATTATTTTGATGTAGATTCTTATTCAGGTGTTGTAAATTATGAAGACATTAAATCATATACATCTGATTCAACAGGTGAAAAATTTGAATTAAGAGATACTTTAGATTTTAGACCAAGAGTTGATGACGCAAGTACAATTGATAGTGGTAATAACGACAGGTCTTATGATGGTACAGGTGCTTCAACAATTGATGTGCCTAAATTTAATTCTGATATAACTTCAGATTTAGAATTTTACTTAAATAGAATAGATAAAATTTTCTTAACAAGAGAAGGTAATTTAAGAGTTGTAAAAGGTTCTTCAGATTTAAATCCATTATCACCAGATAATTTAGAAGGCCATATGTTGATGGCAACCGTAAGTGTGCCTTCTTATACTTTAAATACAGCAGACGTATCACTTGATAGAGAAGACAACAAGAGATACACTATGAGAGATATTGGTAATCTTGAAAGAAGATTAAAAAACGTAGAATATTATACTCAATTATCTTTATTAGAAGCAGACGCTCAATCTTTACAAATACAAGACGAAGATGGTTTTGACAGATTTAAAAATGGTTTTGTAGTTGATAACTTTACTGGTCACAATGTAGGTGATGTGGGAAGTAATGATTATAAACTATCTATTGATATGGCAAGAGGTGAGGCAAGGTCAAGATTTTCGGAAGATGTAATTGAGTTAACAGAGGTTGATGATAAAAACTTCTCTGACGGAACATTTATTACAGAGGCAGATAGAGTATTATTTAACTATGCAAAAACTGGTGATTTAATTACTTTACCATATACAGAGGCAAATTTCATACAACAACCATTTGCTACTAAAACAGAAAACTTAAATCCTTTCTTAATATTTAATTGGATTGGTGAAATTGATTTAGACCCACCAGTTGATGAATGGAAAGAAACTAGAGTTGCACCTGAAATAGTTGCAAACGTAAATGGTACTTTTGATATTATGGCAATTAACAGAGGATTAAATCCTGCTAATGATGAAATACCTGTAGGTACGGTTTGGAATGAATGGCAAGACCAATGGTCTGGTAATCCTAGGTCAAGTGCAAACTGGCAAGGTAACAGATTAGTTCAAACAACTTCAAGAACGGTTGGTCAAGTTAGAAGTGGTATTAGAACATCAATAGTTCCTCAAACGGTTAGACAAAGTTTAGGTAGTAGAGTAATATCAGTCGCTTTTGTTCCTTTCATAAGAAGTAGAAATGTAGAGTTTCAAGCATATGGTTTAAGACCAAATACAAGAGTTTATCCTTTCTTCGATAATGTTGCAGTTTCAACTTACGTAACCCCAGATGGTGGTTCTTCAGGTGGAAATATAATTACAGATTCAACAGGTTATGTAAAAGGAGTTTTTGCAATACCTGACCCTAATGATACAACAAAACCTAGATGGCGAACAGGTAAAAGAGTATTCAGATTAACAAGTTCATCTACTAATAGTCAAGATAGAACAGCAGTATCAACAGCTGGTGAAGGTGATTATGACGCAAAAGGTTTATTAGAAACAACGCAAGAAGCTATTATTGCTACAAGAGAGCCGAGAACACAAAGAACAACGGTAACATCTACTCAAACAACTACTAGAAGCGCTAGTAGAGTTATTGCAGTTAGACAACCACCAGACAGAGGTGGCGGAGATGGAGGCGGAGGTAGAGGCGACCCATTAGCACAATCATTTATGGTAGATGTAGAAGATGGTATATTCATAACATCACTAGACGCTTTCTTTGCAACAAAATCATCAACGTTGCCAGTAAAAGCAGAAATTAGAAATATGGTTAATGGTTATCCAGGACCTAAAGTTTTACCTTTTGCAAAAAAATGGATAAATCCGAGTTCAGTAAATACAAGTACAGACGGTTCAACAGCAACTACATTTACTTTTGATTCACCAGTTTTCTTACAAGAAGGTGTTGAGTATTGTATAGTTCTTTATTCAGATTCAGTTGACTATACAGCTTATGTTGCAAGATTAGGTGAAAAACAAATTAACTCAAATAGAATTGTATCATCACAACCTAATATTGGTGTTTTATTTAAGTCTGCTAATAATAGAAGTTGGACTGCTGAACAAATGGAAGATATGAAATTTACATTGAAGAAAGCAGTATTTGATACTTCAGCACCAGGTACTTTAACATTAACAAACTTAAATGATATGCCTGTTAAAACATTAAATGCAAATCCTATTAGAACATTTAATGGTTCAAATCAAATTAGAGTTTTCCACCCTAATCACGGTATGCATAGTACATCTGATAATGTTACCATTGCAGGATTGCCGTCAGGTACTTATAATGGTATTGCTCACTCAGCTATCAACGGAACATATACAAGTATTAAAAATATAACTTTAGATAGTTATGATATTGTAACCACAGGCACAGCAACTGCTACAGGTGATATTGGTGGTTCAACAATGACAGCAACTAAAAATATTCCATTTAACTTATTACAATTACAAATTGGTCACGTATTACATCCGTTAACAAATATTCAACCTAGTATTAGAACAACATCAGGTAAATCTGTACACGGTTCAGAAACACCATTTGTTAGACAAGGTACTTCAGAAAAACGAAATGTAGTATTAGGAGATAATATTTACTATACAGAGCCAAGAATGGTTGCAAGTAGAATAAATGAAACAAATGAAATGTCAGGTCAAAAGTCTATGATACTTCAATTAATTTTATCTACTTCAAACTCTAATGTATCTCCTGTAATTGATTTAAAAAGATGTAATGTATTTGCAATAACAAACAGATTAAATAATCCTCTAGTATCATCAACTAATACTTTTACAGGTGATGGTTCAACAGCAGGATTTACATTATCATCTACACCAGCAGACGTTCATTTATTATCAGTTAAAAAATCTGGTAAAAAATTAGCACCAGTAGATGACTTTACTATATCAGGTACAACTTTAAATTTAACAACTGCTCCAGCCGCTGGCGCAAACATTGTTGCTAAATTATCAAACACTATTGATTATGAAGATGATATATCAACAGAGGGTGGTTCTACTGATGGTTCTTATATAACTAGACCAGTAAGTTTAGAAAATCCTTCAACAGCAATTGATGTTAGATTGGCGGCAAGTGTAAGGTCAACATCTAATATTAAAATGTTCTTTAGACTAACAGGTGGTGAAGAAACAAGAAGAATACAAGATATTGAATTTACACCATTTAATGTAGATGGTAGTTCAGATACAAGCGTAGCGCCATCAACAGGTGACGAAGTAAATGATATAGATTTCAAAGATTACAAATTTAGTGTAAAAGATTTACCTGAATTTACATCTTTTCAAATTAAAGTGGTATTCAGAGGAACAAACTCTGCTTATCCAGCAAGATTAAAAGACTTTAGGGCAATAGCATTGGCATTATAATGAGTATAAAATATAAAGTAGAAGGATATGAAGGATTAGTTAAAGATAGCAACTCACAAGCTATTATAAACACTAACGCTACTGAATATCAATTATATATGCAAAGAAGAGAAGGCAGAAAAAGTCAAAGCGACCAAATTAAATCTGCTTGTAGAGAGATAAATAATTTAAAACAAGAATTGCGTGAAATTAAAAATTTAATCAAAGGATTAATAAAATAAAATGGCTGTAAGACAAATATCACAAACAGATAGTTTAGAAAAACTACGAACAGAGTTTAACGGTTTAGCCGCTACAGACTTTGGAGATATTGCAACATTAGATAGTTCAATTGCTGCTACAAGTATTGTAGGTGCAATGAATGAAACTATTGCTCTTGTATCGGCAGCTGCAGGTTTTTTTATAGTTGATGAATCTTCAACAAGACAATTAATTGGTTCAGGTCAAGAATTACAAGTAAGAGGTACTACAAACGAGGTAACGGTTGCAGTTCAAGCAACTGACACAATGGTTGTAGGTTTACCATCAGACGTAACCATATCAAGTTCATTAACGGTGGGTGCAACTGGTATTAGTTCATCAGGAAATATAGCAACAACTGGTTCAGCAGCCGTAAAAACAAATACTATTGATGATGTATCAGGTGGTGTTATAAACATTAACGCTGCTATCATTACAAGTGGTGACGCAACATTAGGTTCTATTAATGTATCGGGTAATACAATTACATCAAACAATTCAAATCTAGTTACCTTTAATGACAACGTATCAACAGGTACAAATAAATTAACGGTAAACGGAACAGAATATGGTGGTACTTCAGGAGATATTTTTTCATCTTCAGGAGAAACTAGTTTTGGTTCTTCAATAAGATTAGCACCTAACAAATTATTAATATTTGAAGGTGCAACAGATGACGCTTTTGAAACAGCAATTTCGGTAACAGACCCAACAGCAGACAGAGTAATTAATATACCTGACGCAGGTGGTGATGTAATGTTAACAGGTGGTACTGGCCAAGTAGGTAATACAAATATAGCAGACAATACAATAACATCAGCTAAATTTAATAATGCAGTAAGTTTAGTTTTATATAATAGTTCAGGTGTCGCATTAAAAACTTTGTTTGGTGCAGGTGCTTAGAATTAATGAGGATTTATTATGGCAGTTGTAAGACCAGTTTATTATAATAGTGGTAACATCCAGAGAATGGATGATACTATGTTTGGTTTACTCAAAGACACTTTTAGATATCAATTTCAACAAGCAAGTCCAATCACATTATCAGTAGTTAGTTCAAGTGGCAATTTAACAGGATTGCCAATGGTAGATACACGTATGCAGGCCGGCGCTTCTTTAACTAGAACAGAAAGATTTTCTACTGAAGCTGAAACTGCTGAGCCTACACAGGTTACGGTAAGTTATTCTAGGTTAGACCAAACTATTTCATCTGCTCCTACTTTAGGCAATGATGATGGTAAAAGATATTTTTGTTATATTGATGATACTGGTGATGTTAAAGTTATGAATCACGGCGATATGTTAGATACAATTGTTAGACCAGTAATTGAAGAATTAGTTTCAGGTTCAACTGGCGCAGACCAAGCAGGTACTTATTTTATTAATAACTCATCATCAACTAGTTCAAATCAAAGTTTAGTATCTTCAACTCCTGTTTTTATTGATACACGAGCAGATTTAACAGCTTTTACTTCAGGCGGTATTGGTGAAACGCAAGACCAACCTACTACAATTAATAATTATTATTTAAAAAAATGTACAATGTCGGCACCATCACTATCGGTATTACCTTTACAAATTCGTAGTGATAACAACATACAAGAATTTACATCAGCGGCAGTAAATACATTAGCAAATGAATTAATGCAACACGAAGTTATTTCTAGTTCAGGTGCATACAAAATTAGTTATAGTATTAATGGCGGTGGTTTAAATAGAGGTTCAGGTATGGCAGATACAAGATTAACAGGTGGTACTGGTAATTTTCAAACAAGATATGTTAACACAAACGATTACAGAGCGCAAGAATTTCCTGATGGTACACCAACAACAATAAACACTTATTACTTGAAAATTCAAAGAACAACTTAATTATGAATTATGAATATATTATTAACAGGCGGTGATGGCTTTATAGGTCAAAATCTATATAATCATCTTACTAAAAATCACAAAGTAATCAACATAGATAAAGTTTCGGGTTATGATTTATTAACCTGTGATTTACATTATAATACAGACTTGGTAATTCATTTAGCAGGTTTATCAGGTGTTAGAGATAGTTTAGATAAACCTGAAGAATATTGGAAACAAAATGTAATTGCAGGCCAAAGAGTATTTGATTTTTTTGCAGATACTAAAATCTTATATGCTAGTTCATCTACTGCTTGGGAACCTTGGCGTAATCCTTATGCTATGAGTAAATATAGTCTTGAGCAAATAGCACCAGAAAATAGTTTAGGTATGAGATTTACAACCGTATATGGACCTAGTGCAAAACCTAATATGTTAATACCTAAAATTTTAAGAAATGATGTACAATATATTAATACAAATCATAAAAGAGATTTCATACACATAGATGATATTATTAGTGCAATAGATATTTTAATGGTAGAAAATGTAAATGGTGTATTAGACATAGGCACAGGTCATAGTCATAACTTGGTAGATATAATTGATTACTTTAAAATTGATTGTGAAAATAAAATAGGTGGCGAAAATGAGAGACTAGATAATAAGGCTGATATAACAACACTAAATAGATTAGGGTGGAAACCTCAAAAAAATTTATACGATTATATAAAGGAAAATAGAAATGTTAACTGAAGTGAATTTAAAAGAACATCTGACTAAAGCATATTTTATTGATGGTGAAAGAAAAAATATTGAAGTATTATATACATCTGAAGACTTTAAAGAAACTTATAGTGCTATCATAGAATACGATACAAAACATCCTGATTGCCAGGCATTATTAGAAGTAATGAGTTTAGATGATTTACACGAATCAACTTATCAACATAAAAAACAAGAAAGATTAGCATTTGAGCAAGAAGCGATTGCTATTGCAAAGAGAGCAGGTCTAGTATTTGATTATAATAAAATAGATACTAAATTTTTTCCCGCTTTAGTAAAAGCATTATTTGAAGACGCAGATAATGAAGACCACTTATTTGCATTAAAACTAGCAATGTTTGATATTGATAAGATAAAAGATTCTAAAAATCAAGAATTAAAAAAAGATTTAAGACAAGCAAAAAATAAATTAGAAATAATTAAATCTGCTATTAAGATTTTTGAGGCAGAAAGTAATTAGAATACCAACCTGTCCAGCCTTCTTCTAAAACGTGGTGCATTTGTCCTAGAGTGCAAATATTATAATCTTTTGGTCTAATATACATATGGTCTTTTATTGAAGGACATATATTAGGATATGTTTCATAATTTATAATTTCGTGATAATAAAACTCATCACTTCCTTTATTATATCTTTTTAAATAATAATCTTCATTAGATTTAAATTTTTTCCATATATAAGAGACATCACCTGTCCAAGATACAATAGAAGAATTTAAAGGTGTATGTGCTGGTTCTCGCCACCAACTATCATCAAGTAAAGTAAAGTTTTGTTTTACCATATTTTTTAGTTCGCCAAATATAACTACATCTAAATCAAAATATAAGTTTTGGCCGTCTTTGTATATATCATACATTTGAAGTTTGTTATACCAATTACCATATAAATCTGAAGATACAATAACAAATTCATCATACTTTAAACCTGAATAATTATCTATCATATGTTTTAAGTTTTTAACGTGCCAGTTATTAAACTTATCACCAAATCTACAACATATTATTCTCATATCCAATTATCCTTAATAAAGTCTTCTTTATGGTCGTGTATTGTTTTACCTGGACCGGCAAAGTGTACTATTTTTATTTTCTCATTTACATTACCCATAACAGCATAATCAACATTATACTTTTGACAATATCTCATTTGTAATTCTAAATTTTCTCTAGAGTCATTTGTGTATTTAAATAACCATTCGCCAGGCACCGTCTTTATATTTCTAACCGTGTTGTAAACAAAATTCTGTTCACCATAATATTTTTTATGTACAATACCTTCATTGTAAAAGTGAAGTTGCCAGTATTCTGGATTTAATGAAAATTTATCCCATACATTCATTAATGTGCCTGATTTAAATTTATAAAATCCACCATTCTTTTTTAGTTTGCCGTCCCACCAGGCTTCGTAAGTCAATAACTCTTTATTCTTTACAGGCCATTTTAAT